TACCATCAAATAGTAATGATACTGATATTAATTTTGGTATATGTCAATTATTTATAGGTTTTAGTCCTACTAATAATTTGTTTAGTACATATTATGCTGCTTATTATGAACATTTGTACAATCCTAATACTAGAATTCTAACTGCTAAAGTTAATTTAACACCAGCAGATATAAACACTTTTAAATTTTATGATATTGTAACTGTAAAAAATAGACAATTTAGAGTAAACAAAATAGATTATAAACCAAACGCTTTATCAACTGTTGAATTTATATTACTTAACTAATGGCAAAAACAAACCAAATATTAAATGGATATACAGTAAGACCTGAAAATATAGCACCTTCAGGTCAAGTATTTTTTACAGATGGTACAAATACAGGACTTTTAGCTAATAAACAAACTTGTGAAGCTTATGGTTTTAAATATGATGAAGCACTTGGTGTTTGTATGGCATTTAATTTTAATTCTAATTTAATTACTTCTTTTGATACACAAAGTGTAAAACAAACAGGTACAAGAAACGTAATAAGACAAAAAGTACAAAACGCAATAGTAACAGGAACACAAAATCTTGTTAGAGGTCAAAATAACAACATAAACGTACTAGGATCAGAACATACAGTAGAAAGAAATTTTAATAATTCTAATATTTTAGGTGGTTCTAGAGGTACAGTAGCTAGGCAAAGCGAAATAGTATTAGGTGGTGGACAAAGAACATTATCAAAAACAGGTGATGAGGTTACAGTATCATTTAACAGTAAAAGACAAACATCAACATTAGAACTTAGTTGTGTTACAATAGATAATACTGCTACAAATATGACAATACAAGGAGATGGAGAAAGTTTTATAAATGTACAAAATAATTCTATTATAGGTTTTGATATTTATGTTACTAGACTAGAATTAGGTGGTACACGTGGTGTAGTTGGTAATTATTCTTATAGAAATATTAGAGGTGCAGTAAAAATTGATAACAGTTATAATATGACTTTTGATATTGGTTTTGAACGTAATATAGCTAAAATAGGGCAAAATGGAACGTGTACTATGGTAGACAGTACAACAGGTGGTGTACCATCAATAACAGTAAACGTACAAGATAGAAATACAGTAAGTAATTTATGGAGTGCAAATGTTGTACTACATGAAGTAATAAGTGAAACAACATTTTAAAATATGGCAAAGCAAGAAATAGTAGAAGCAATAGTAAAATCAAATATAGGTGAATTATCACAAGATTTAGATAAAGTAAAAAAAAGTACAGAAGAACTTGATAAAGAAACTAAAGAAACAGGTAAAAGTTTTAAGGATTTAGGTACAGTTATTCGTAGTGTAGGAACTGCAATAAAAGTTGCAGGTATTGCAGTATTAGCTAGTTTATTTGCAAAATTAGTAGATGTATTTAGACAAAATCAAAAAGTAGTAGATACTTTTAATACTGCTATGGAGTTTTTAAGCATGACTTTTAATGACTTTTTAAAGTTTTTAGATAAAAATATAGATACTGCATCTGGTTTTATGGATAAAATATTTGGTAATGAAGTAGTACAAAATGTTTTAAATTTTGGTAGAGCATTAAGTGTAGAAATAATTACAAGAATAAAAAACATTATACAAGGTTTAGGTGGTTTAGCTAAAGGTGTAACATTAGTATTTAAAGGTAAATTTCCTGAAGCACTACAAGCATCAAATGATGCAATGAAAAATTTTAGTGATGCAGTAGTAGGGAATTCAGAAGAAACTGCAAAAATGGATGAACAAATTACTAAAGTTACTAATAAAATAAAAGAATATACAAAATCTACATTTGACAATGCAAAAGCACAAGTACAATTAAGAAAAGATAGTGAATTGGCAGCAGCAAAAGTACAAGGTTTAATAGAAGAATATGATAGACAAGCAGAAAAATTAAGACAAGTTAGAGATGATGAAACTAAAACATTTGAAGAAAGAATAGCTGCTAACGAAAAATTAGGAGATGTATTAAAAGAACAAGAAAAAGAAATGTTAAAGCTTATTGATATTCAAATACAAGCAGCACAAGTAGATTTAGATAAAAATAATAATTTAGAAAATCAAATAAGATTACAAGAATTGTTAAATGAACGTAAAGGTGTAGAAGCACAAATAACAGGTTTTCAATCAGAACAACTAACAAATCAAGTATCATTATTAAAAGAAAAAGAAGAAGCAGACAAAGCAGCAGCAGATATGGTATTTGAAAATACACAATTACAATTATCAGCTTATAGTCAATTATCAGGTGCATTAAGTGCATTGGCAGGTGATAATAAAGCATTAGCAGTAGCAGGTGCTATTATAGACACTTATGCAGGTGCAACAAAAGCATTAAAAGTAGGTGCAGGTACACCTATTGGTTTTATACAAGCAGCAGCAGTAATAGCTTCAGGTTTAGCTAATGTTAGAAAAATATTACAAACAGATGTTGGTAGTGGTGGTAGTGGTGGATCAGTACCTAGTGCATCAGCATCAACACCAGCACCTCAAATGTTAAGTGGTGCATTTGATTTAGGTGGAGTACAAGCACCTGAACCTGTACAAGCATTTGTAGTAACAGATGATATGACTAATAGTCAAGATAAATTAGCAACAATAAGAAGAAGGGCTACAATTTAAAATCAAACAAATATTAAAATTGTCTATATATAAATATGCCGTGTAAAAAATGCAAAGATGGAAAATATAAGTATGGTAATACAGGAGAATGTAAATACGATACTAAAGAAGAATGTGATAAAGCTAATCCTAATAAATATAATAAAATGAAAGAATATCCTACCCCATTAGGTAAAAAAACATATGAAGAATACGCTAAAGAATTAAAAGAGTTTAATTTGAGTAAAGTTGAAAAAGTAGAATTAGCTTTAGTTGATGATTTAGTTAAAAAATACGAAAGTGTAAAATCAGAAGCCGATGCTTTAACTTTAAAAGCTAGAAAAGCAGCACAAGAATTAGATGAAGTATCTTCTAAATCAAAATCTATGTTAAAAGAAATTGCAGATGTACAAAAATTAGCAGATCAAATATACAAATCAGCAGAAGATTTAGGTATAGGTTTACCTAATGAAGCAGAAGTAGCAGTAAGACAAATAGATGCTTATAGAAGTGATATGGCAGAAGTATCTTCAACTACTGAAAAAGCAAGTGATTTAATTTTTGGTCTATTATAAAATAAGATAATATGAAAAAAAAACCCACAAAAATAGTTGAATCAGTTATGAAACAATATCCTACACCATTAGGTAAAAAGACCTATGATGAATATGCTAAAGAATTAAAAGAATTTAATTTAAGTGCAGAACCTAAATTAAAAAAAGTAGAGTTTGCTATGAAAGATTATGATACTTTTTTGTCAAGAATTGCAGAAGAAGATAAAGTAGCTAAAAGAGATGCAAAAAAAGTTTTACAATTAGCAAAAGATATGCAAGCATTTTATACAAATGTAAGAAAAGCTAGTTTTAACGCTTCAGGAATAGGAAAAAATGCAGATAAACAATTTGAAAAAGATTTTAAAATTGCAAGAGATTTAGGACTTGATTTATCACCTTTACAGAAAAAAAGAAGAGAAATACAGAAAGCAGTAAGTGATGTCGAAAAAGCAGCAGAAATAATGCAAAGTAAAGTTAAGATATAATATGAAAAAGAAACCTACAAAAATAGTTGAATTAGTTATAGAAGAAAACAACGAAATGTTAGCTATAGATGCTATTAGTTTAGTATCAGCACCAGCAATAGAAGAAAACTTTGTATATTTTGGTAAAGAAAAACACAATCTTACATTTGCAAAAGTAGATGAAGATAAGCGTATGTTAGTTAGTCCTGCACTAATACCTAATAAACAAATATTTAGATACAATCCACAAACTGATAGTGAGTATTATGTGTATTTTAGTAAAGATACTGTAAGACAAGCAGCAGAACTATATCTAAAACATAATAACCACCACAAAGCAACGTATGAACACCAAGATAGAGTATCAGGTGTATTAACTACTGAAAGCTGGATTAAAGAAGGTGATATGGACAAATCAAAAATGTATGGTTTTGATTTACCTAATGGCACTTGGTTTGTAAAGATGCGAATTGATAATGATGATTTATGGAATAAGATAAAACAAGGTGAACTAAAAGGACTAAGTATAGAAGGGTACTTTGTAGATAAAATGCAAAAGATGTCTGACAATAAACCTACAAATGAAGAAATAAGACAAGCATTAAGAGAAATAATAAATCCTAAACTTAGTAAAGTAGAAAAAATTGAGTTAGCTTTAATAGATGATGCACTTAAATTTACTAAAGGAGTTAATGTATTTGGAAAAAATATTGATATATCAGAAGAAGAATTAGAAAAAACTTTTAGATCAGTAAAAGTAGATTTGGAAGAATTACAAACTGATTTAAATGCACTAAAAAAAGGTATAAATGCAGTAGATAAACAAGCAAAAGAATTAGGTGTAGCAAAAAATATGTTATCTACTTTACCTAAATATAAAAAAGCGATTGAAGCAATTAGTTATGGAGAAAAACAAATAACTAAAGCAAAAAAATTATTAAAATAACATGAAAAAGAAAGTAACAGATCAAGATATAATTAGTGCATTAAATGAGATTATAAGAGAAACTAATAAACCACAAAAGGTAGAGTTAAGTACAGTAAAGGAATTTAAAAGTGATTATAATAAAGCAGTAAAGAAATCATTAACTTTAACAGAAGATGTTGCTGATATATTTAGTAAAAAAGAAAAATTAATAAAAGAAGTAAATAAAAATATCAGTGATTTTGAAAAGTTGCAAAAACCATATAATAAAATAGTAAAACAAACTAAAGAATTAGGTATTGATATTAATAAAGTGTTAGATAATAGACCAAATTTAGCACAAGATATTAAATCAATGAAAGATGCACTAAAATTATTGAAATAATTTAAAAATCAAATAAATATATAATTATTCTATCATATAGTATAAACTTTAATTAAAGAGAACACATTATGGATTTAAAAAAGCAAATTAAAATAGCATTAGGTCTTGAAACTGAAGAAGAAGTAAAATTAGGTTTTCAGGCTAAAACAGAAGATGGTACAATTATTGTATCAGAATCAGATACATTAGAAGTAGGTGTAGACATCTCAGTATTAACTGAAGATGGCAGTACAATACCATTACCTGTTGGTTTATATGTGATGGAAGATGGCACTAAGGTTAAAGTAGAAGAAGAAGGTAAAGTAGCTGAAATTATGGAAGGTGAAGAAACAGAAGAAGAAGTTGAAGAAGTAGAAGCATCAGAAGAAGAAGAATTAAAGCACAAGCCAGATCATAATTATGAGAAAATAGAAGAAAGAATGACTAACTTAGAAAAAGCAGTTGAAGAGCTTGTAAATAAATTAGGTAAGGACAAAGAAGAAATGAGTGAAGAAACTACTGAAGAAGAAGAAGTAGTAGAAGAACCAAGAGGTGATAGTCCTAAAACAGTTACAACTAAAACAACTGAAGTAGTTGAGTTTTCAACAGAAGATGAAATTAAAAAGTTAAAAGAAGAAAACGAAAAACTTAAAACTGAATTAGCAGAAAGTCCAGCAGATGCACCTGTTAATACAAATAAATTTAGTGCAGATAGACCTGTACTAACAACTAAACAATATAACAAACTTTCTAAACAAGAAAGATTTTTATACAACTTAAATAAATAATAATTAAAAAAAATTAAAAAATGGCTTTTACAACGACTAGCAATTTCTCGGGGAAAAATGCAGGATTTTATATTTCTGCAGCCCTTAAGGAAGCAACATCATTAGATTTTTTAACAATCATTGAGAATGTTAAATTTAAATCTAATATTCAAAGAATGGCAGGTTCAGGAGTAGTTGCAGATGCAACTTGTGAGTTCAACAATGCAGGTACATTAGCACTTACTGAAAAAGTATTAGAACCTAAAAACTTACAAATTAACTTAGACCTTTGTAAGAAAACTTTATTAGATTCATGGGAAGCTCTACAAATGAGAGCAGGCGCAGGAGCACCACCACCACCATCTTTTGAAGATTATGTAATTTCTTACATGGGAGAAATTATTGCAGATGCAACAGAAGAATCAATTTGGGAAGGAACTGCAGTAGCAGGGAAATTTAATGGTTTCTTAGGTGCAGTAACAGGACTTTTATTACCAGGTGTTGATGCAACAGTTATACAATCAAGTGCATCAGGTGCTTATACTGCTGCAAACATTATTGCAAACTTACAAACATTAACTGCTGATATGGCAGCTAATATATCACCAATTTTAAGGAAAGATGATTTATATATTTATATGAATGCTAAAACTTACGCATTCTATGTATCAGCAGTATCTACATTAGGATATGTTAATGCTTACAACATGAATGGTGATTATGATCCTGTATTTGAAGGTTATAAAATTGCAGTATGTCCAGGAATGGCTGACAACG